CCCCGAGGTACTCGATCGCGGCGACGGTGACCCGCTCGATCCCGACGTCGGTGACCCGGACGTCGCCGAACGACTGCGCCCCGTCGAACGCGCTCTTCACGCTCGACGCGTCGGCGAGGATCGTCGACAGGCGGTCCCGGGTGTCGGCCGTGTTCGACTTGCCGGCGAGGTACCAGACGGGCAGCCTGACCGCGTCGCCGCCGCGCTGGAAGGTCACGTCGAGCTCGATGTCGGTCGGGTAGCCGACGACGATGCAGGGGACCGTCGCCGACTCGACCGGGTAGGCGTAGACCTGGGGCGCGATCGCCGCCGTCGTGGCGAGGGCCGCCAGCCCGTCCATGACCGCCGTCAGGTTCGCGATCATGCCGCGCCCCAGTGCCGGCGGAAGGCGCTCACCATGACCGCGACGTCCGGGTCGAGCTTCGCCAGGAGGCGCAGCTCCGATCCGAGCTCGGGCGAGCCGGCGATGCCGAAGGGCGCGTCGCGGCGCTTCAGGAAGCGCGCGGCCTGGAGGAGGTTCGCATTCTGGATCGTCGTCGGGCAGGCCGTCCCGAAGCCCCACTTCGCGGTGACCTGGACGCCCTCGGCCGTGAACGGCGGGACGGTCCCGCGGTCGAACAGGAGGAAGGTGTAGGGCAGGCCGCGGCCCGGGTTGTTCGTCGGCATCGCCCGGTAGGCCGTGACGGTCGTCGTGTAGTCGCCGTCGCCCGTCGCGTCGAACTTGACGATCATCCCGGCCAGGTCGGCGACGTCGTCGATCGCGACCGTCCACTGATACGGCCAGACGGTCTGGGCGACGGGCTGGCGGGTGATCCGCCGGCGCGGGTCGGCGGTGTAGACGCGGGCCGTGGCGGCGACGGCCGTCGTGGCGAAGTTCCGATTCGCGCTCCGGTCGATCGCCCGGGCCGCCGACTCCAGGGCGAGGAGCTCCTGTGTCGTGTCGGCGTCGGTCGCGTCGGAGATCCCGGCGTTCCTGACGAACAGCCGGAAGACGGGGATCGTGGCGTAGGCGTCGGCGACGAGGTCCGTCATCGGAGCTCCGGGGGATTGGGCGGGGCGGCCGAAGGGGAAAGGCCGCCCCGCCGATTGCCTAGGTCAGGCCTTCCATCGTCACGTAGGCCGCGGCGTCCTGGACGTTGCCGTCCATCCGGGCCCACGCGTCGTAGACGACGTAGCCCACGGACGCGTAGGGGTTGACGAGGATCTGCACGTCGCGGACGTGGCGCACGACATAGGCCACGCTCCACAGGCCGAAGCCGATGCCCTGGACGTCGTTGGCCAGGTTGGCGACCGCCTGGTCGATGATGACCGGGTAGCCGAGCAGGGTCGGCCGGGCGACCTGGTCGGCGATGCCCTGCGTCTGGTTGACGAGGATCGGCCGGCCCTGGGAGTCGACGATGTTCTCCAGGACGCCCGCCGTGGCGTCGTTCATCAGGAACGACGCGCCCTGCCGGTAGGCCGGATCGAGGGCGTGGACGAGGGTGTTCAGCTTGGCGTAGGTCGGAACGCTGCCCGAGGCGGTCAGGACGTCGCCGGCCGTCCCGAACATGATCCCGAGGGGCTCGCCGGAGCCGGACCCGCGAACGAGGTCGTAGGCCTGCTTCCGGGCGATCCGGCCGCCGAGCTTGCGGGCGACGAGGGCCGCGACGTCGATCGAGCTGTCCTGGAGGAGCTCGACGCTGACCTTCACCGGGACGTTGCCGGTGCCCGTCGAGGTGTACTTGTACGCCCCGAGGGTGACCTCGCCGAAGACGAAGTCCGCGCCGGCCGCGGAGGCGGCGCCCTCGGCCGCGATGTCGGCCTCGGTCGACAGCTCGACGACCACGGACGGCCAGGCCAGCGGGGCGCCGGTCGTCGTCGTGATCTGCTCGGCCGCCTGGCCGAACCCGCCGAACGCCTTGCGGCCCTCGGTCAGGCGGGTCAGGAACGTGTCGGGGACGGAGAAGCCGCCGCCCGTCGTGCTGCCCTCCGTCTGGGCGAACCGGAGGGCGTCGAGCTCGGCGCTCGCATGGCCGCTCCGGAGATAGGCGCTGAAGGCCGCGTCGAGCGGGTCCGCGCGCTTGCCCTGGATGACGACGGCCGGGAAGCCGTCGATCACGGGCGTCTCGTAGGCCGTCTGGCGGGCGAACAGCTCGCCCGTCTTCTGGGCCGCGGCGAGCTCCTTCTCGCCGGCCTCGTAGGCGGCGACCTCCTCGTCGCTGAGGACCCGGTCCTCCGCCTCGGCCGCGGCGACGATCGCCTTCAGGGCCGCCATGAGCTCTGCAATGGTCTTCACGGTTGCCCTCCTAGGCTCGTGCCCGGGCACGGGCCCGGATGGTCTGACTGGTCAGCGTCTCGCCCGGGATCGGGCGAGAGTGAAGCTGGATGGACGTGCCCTCGCCGAACGCCGGCATGGACACGGGGCTGATGTCGAACAGCTCCGCGACGCTGTGGTGGAGCTGGACGGGCTTGCCGTCCGACGCCCTGGTGTAGGTGACCTTGCCCGGGACGATCCCGAACGACATCGAGGAGAGGTCGCCCCGCCGGATGAGGGCGAGCATGTCCTCGGCGTAGGTCGTCTCGGGCGCGTCGATCGCGTAGTGGAGGCCGTCGTCCTCGGCCGCCAGCCGGACGCTGCCGCTGTGCTGGCTGCCGAGGAGAAGCGTCGTGTCGTGGTTCCAGAAGGCCCGGGCGTCGCTGGTCTTCAGGGCCTCGTCGAACGCGCCGCGGGCGAACTCGACGTAGCGGTCGCCCATCAGGGTCCGCGTGCCGAAGGTATGGGCCACCCCCGACAACGTCCGCCCCGCGACTTCCGCCGTGGCCCCGAAGACCAGCCGCTCCGTCACGGCCTAGATCCAGTCCGCCAGGAAGATGACCGACGCGCCGACCACGCCCGACCCGCCGGCCGGGGTCATCGTCACCTTCATGAAGGGCTTGGCCGGATTGAACTTGACGGCGGCGTACTGCTCCAGGGCGGCGTTGGTCGCCCCGAAGGTGCCGGTCGTCGTGGCCGCGGTGTACGACCCGCCCGACGTGGCCGACTCGGTCACGCTCGACGTGACGCCGGTCGACGTGGCGTCGGCCTTGCAGCTCGCCAGCACGAGACAGCGCTTGCGCGGGTAGCTCCGGCGGTCGATCGCCGAGCTCACGATCGGCGTCGAGCTCGTCGTGTAGGCGATCGGGACGATGGCCTGGATGACGTCGGTGGCGCTTTCGAAGCCCTGGACGCGGACGGTGTCGCTCATCTGTGTCTCCCTATTCGATGCCGAGGACGATGCGGACGGTCCCGCCCGCGAACGTCGGGGCGGCCGCCATGACGAGGATCCCGTAGAGGCTCCCGTTCGTCCCGACCGTGAACGGCAGCGGGGCGGCAAGGCGGACCGAGGCGACGGAATTCAGGGCCGACAGGGCGACGTCGCCGGCGACGATCGGGAGCGTCCCGACGCACAGGGCGGCGTCGCCGTCGCTGATGCTGTGCGTCGCGTTGGCCGCCGCCGGCGTGACCGACGCCTTGAACAGCCAGAGCGTCGCCGCGAGGTTGGCCGCGGTGTTGTGGTCGGGGTCGATCAGGGTCAGGGACATGACCTTGCCAACGCCGTGGCCGCCGATCGGGAAGGGGATGACCGCCGCATTCGCGACGTCGTTGGCGGCGAGGGCGGCGGTGTCGACGGTGACGTCGACGGTGACATTCTGGAGGGCGGACATCAGGCAGCACCTACATTCGGGACGAGGGCCGGGGCGGTGGGCGCCTTCGGTGGGCGGTTGAGGATCTTCCGCGCCTCGTCCTCGGTCAGGAGGCCGGCGGCGACCTGGGCGATCAGGAGCTCGATCTCGTCCTTCGGCGAGCCCTGGAGGAGGCCCTTGTAGTCGAACTCGGCGAACTGGCTGGCGCCCAGGAGCGGCTGCACGGCCGACTCGATCCGGCTGGTCCAGCTCGTCAGGACGAACTTCTGGAGGCCGAGGAACGACTCGGCCACGCCGGTCCCCCAGTTCGACACGGCGCCGGCCACCGACAGGAGGCTGATCGGGAGCCCGAGCATCCGGGCCACCTCCTCGATCTGAAGGCCGCGGCTCTCGACGAACTGGGCATCCTTCTGGGACATCGCCCACGGGCTGAACTTCAGGGAGCGGTTGACGAAGGCGATGTCGCCGG